AGACGTTTTCGTGGAAAATGCTCCACCTGGGCATCACCATGACCACCGACGAATTGCTGCGCGACGGCATTTCTGTGGTGGACACCAACGGCGCGCAGACCACTGAACACAGCCAGCGCGAAGTCACCATGCTGGCCAACATCCTGCAATCGAAGCTGGATGATGCGGCCGAAGGTTTCGCCGTGGGCTTGAACAACATCCTGTGGAAAGACGGTACGCAATCGGCGAAGGAATTCCCTGGTATCCCGTACTTCATTTCTGACGTGGTAGCGACCGGCACCGTTGCTGGTATCGACCGTGCGACCACTCCGCTGTGGCGGAACGTTTCGCTGGCCGGCGCCAACGCCGTGACCCCGAACCCAACCACGCAGGCGCTGATCAACACGCTGCGCAAACAGGTTCGTCAACTGACCCGCTACGGCACTCCGAAGTACAAAATCCTGTGCGGTTCGGACTTCCTCGACGCCATCGAAAGCGAATACGCCGCCCATGGCGTGTACTCGCAGACCGGCTTCGAAAAGGGCGGCGACGTGGGCGTGGGTAAACTGACCCTGAACGGGTTGGGTACTTTCGAGTACGACCCAACGCTGGACGCGCTCGGCAAGAGCAAATACTGCTACTTCATCGATACCACCAAGTTCAAGTTGATGCCGATTGAAGGCGAGGACATGAAAAAGCATTTCCCTGCCCGTCCTTTCGACAAGATGGTTATCTATCGCTCCTTCACTTGGGCCGGCGCGCTGGTGGCCACCCAACTGAACACGTCGATGGTCGTTGCCATCGTGTGATGTACAAATGTCCAATTGTCCAAACGTGCAGGGTGATACGTGCGCGTTTGGGCTCTTGGACATCCCTACCTAGTGATCGGAGGCGACATGCAACATTGCTCCTGCATGGTTTTTCTTAGTGGTGATGCGTACCACAGCGTCTGGAAAGATGACGTAACCGTGGCTGAAATCAGCCTGTTACGCGCTATCCATGGCGAGGACGCCATTACCACCATCGTTCCGACGTACAAGGCCAATACCAAGGCCGCGGACGAACTGGACCGTCTGCGCCACCTGTATGGCCAGAGCAACGTCAGCAAAGAAGGCAAACGACTGGTAGACGACGTTTACCCAGGGCGTAGCCCGGTACTACCCACCAGCCTGTCAGACATCGGTTTTGACGCGTTGGAAGAACAACCAAAAGCCCCAGCACCGAAAGCCGAAGTGGAAGCGCCGAAGGCTGGCAAGGCGGGCAAGCAAAACGCGTCTGACGCTCTGTTAGGCGGCGGCGACGGGGAGTAATCCGATATGGCACGGGGCACCACGCTGGGCGAACTGGTTGCGATGTTCCGTGACGAAGCGGGTTTTGCATCGACTGCATCGCTGTCGCAGAACGCACTGGAAGCGATCAAGACCACGCTACGCCGCACGCAAGACATCTTGTATGAAGGCTGGGCGTGGCCGCATCTGCGCGTCGACCGCACCGAAGAATTGCAGGCGGGCGAGTCGCAGTACAGCTTCCCGACTGACCTGAACCCTGACCGGATCGAATACGTCGTATCGCGTGAAACGCCGCAAAACGATTGGTGCGGCGTGGCCTATGGCATTACTCCAGGCATGCGCAACGAGTACGACAGCGCCCAAGGCGAGCGGTCGGACCCGGTGCGCGCTTGGCAGTATTACGACGACGGCCAGTATGAAATCTGGCCAATGACGGATAAGCAGGGCTGTGAACTCCAGTTCACGGGCATTCGGGCTTTGCGCCCGTTGCGTCAGGACGCTGATCGTGCGGACCTCGACGACCGCTTGATCGTGCTGTTTGCGGCAGGCCAATGGCTCAAGCGTGCCAAAGACCCCGCAGCAGACATCGTGCTGCAATTGGCCGATTCGCATTACCTCAAGATCAAGGGCAACAGCCAGCGCAAAAGCGTGTTTCCGATTGCGGGAGCGCTACCGACGTGGCGCCCGATCACTGTTAAAGCGCCGGGGACGTAAGCCATGGCATACCTCCTTATCGGCAACTTCCAAGCGGGACTGGATACGCGCAAATCCGCGTACACCGCCCCGCCCGGCTCGTTGCGTCTGGCGCGAAACGTCCATCTGACGCGTGGCGCCGAAATCGAAGTGCGCAAAGAGTTTGTGCCGGTCTACAACTTGCCCCCCGGTGACACCAAAGGCTGTACGTCGGTACGTGGGCAACTGTACGTGTTCGGTACGCTGTTTGGCGTACAGGTTCCGGCTGGCGTCAACTACCAGCAGTTGGTAGCGCCGGGCGGTCCGTCGTTGGTTCGCATCCTGAGTACCGACAACTTCAACGGCAAAATCTACGCCGTGGCTGAGTTTTCGGACGGCTCGATTTACCACTATTACAACGGCGTCCGCGTGATTGAGTGGGACGACATCGCCAGCAGCGTGGCGAGTAACCAGACGCTGGCCACCGCGATGGCGGCTCGAATTGACGCGCTTAACGACTTTATCGCCTCGGCCACTGGCAACGTAATTTCCGTTACCGCGGCCGTGCCCGGCGTGGCATTTACTTATTCTTCGTCCGCAGCCAACGGCGGTGCCATCAATGACCAGACGCTGACCGCAGCGCTCGCGCAGGCGAGCGTTCCCGAAGTGCAAGCGACGACCGCAACAGGTTCGTTTAGCGTCACTGGCGGCACCGCAAGCGCTGGCGTTAACCGCGTCACGCAAGTGACGATTGGCGGCGTGGACCTGCTCGGCGCTCCTGTGGATTGGGTGACGAGTAACAACGCGACGGCGCAACTGATCGCGGCCCGAATTAATGGCTACAACCCTTCGGTTAGATGGCTGGCTTCCGCGTCGGGCTCGACGGTGACGCTGACTGCGCCCGATACGGGGCCGCTGTACAACGGGAAGGCCACCGTGGTCGCGGTGGGCGGGAACGTGACAACCTCGGCGCCGCTTGTGTCGAGCGGTGGCGCAAATCGAACGAACGCCGTTGCCCAGGTAGTGACGTTTACCGTGGGCGGCACGTTCGAAGGGCAAGACGTTTTCTCTATCAACCTAAACGGCGTTCTGGCGGTCGTGATGCGCGGTAACGCGGCAGGCACGGCAACCTTCGTCCGCACCTTGGGCCAAAAGGTCTACGCCGCCAACCAATCGCTAATGCACTTTTCCGGGTTCACGGGCACGCCGGCCGTGCCTGACCCTACCGCTTGGGCGTCGTCGCATACCGGTGCCGGGTTTATCAATATGTCCACGCAGGATGGCGGTTCAAGCCAACTGATGGGCTTGGCGGTTTACCAGAACCGTATGGCCGTGTTTTCCCGGCGCAACGTGCAAATCTGGACCGTGGACGCGGATAACGCGAACAACAAGCAGGACCAAGTTCTGTCGAACATTGGCACGCGAGCGCCGCGCACCTTGGGCGCGTTTGGCGATATTGACGTGTTCTTTCTGTCGGAGTCTGGCGTGCGCTCACTGCGCGCCCGAGACAGTTCGAACATGGCCAGCACCGATGACGTGGGCTCTGCTATCGACGGCGAATTGCTGACGTATGCCCACACCCTGGACGAAGCCCTTGTAGCGCGTGCGGTGTCGATGGCTGAGCCGTTCGAAGGCCGCTATCTGCTTGCCGTTGGCCCCGTCGTTTACGTGTTCAGCCACTTTCCGGGGGCGAAGGTGAGCGCGTGGACCACTTACGAGTTGGAAGAACTCGGCGCGGACCGGGTAGTAACTGACTGGGCGGTAACGAATACCCAACTGGTGGCACGGGTTGGGGATCGCCTTTGCCTGTATGGCGGGCTGTCGTCGACGCACTACGACACGGAACAGAAGTTTGAATTCGAAGTGGAACTGCCGTTCCTAGACGCTGAAATCCCGACCGCGAAGAAAGCCGTTGAAGGCTTGGACGTGGGGGCCGAAGGGCGTTGGGACGTGTATCTGGCACTCGATCCGAAGAACCCGGAAACCCGCGAACTGATAGCCAAGATCGATGGCAGCACCTACGGCGAACAAGGCCGGTGCGCTTCCGTGGGCGACTCCACGCACTTTTCTCTGACCTTAAAAGGCCGATCCGATGGCTATGCCCGACTCGCTAACTTGGCAATCCATTTCCGGTCGCATGAGAATAACTAGACCGGCATACCGCGACTGCCTTTTCGTCTGCAAGCGATTGCGGCCGCAGGACCGTGCCGAAGTTTTGGCCACGCACTGGACCGACGACGCCAACGAGCTGGCGCAGCCGATAGCGTTCAATCAGCAGGAATTGTCGTGGTGCATCTTGGGAATGGATGGCGAGCCGATTGCCTTGCTGGGCGCCAATGAGCTGTGGCCCGGTATGTGGGCACCTTGGGCGATGGCCACGCCACGCTTTGCCGAAATTGGTTGGGCACTGACCCGCTTTGTGAAGCGCACCATGATCCCCCGCATGGTGGAGCTGGGGTTTAACCGCGCCGAGTGCCGCACCCTCGAAAGTAACGTCGATGCACAGCGCTGGCTGGAACGCCTCGGCGCTGTGCGTGAGTCGGAAAACCCGCGAGTCGGGAAGAACAACGAAACGTTCTACACCTATGTTTTCTACCCGGAGAATTGCAGCCATGCACTGCGCCCCGGTCGCTGACAGAGCTGAAATCCAGCGCGTGTATCCGCTGCTAGCGGACGCGTGCATGCGTGTGGGCGAGCGTGAAGGGGAAGCCTATTTTGCCCCCGCGTTGTACGCCGAACTTATGGCGGGGCACTGGGCGTTGTTTGTCGTTTACGACAACGCCGAGGCGGTTGGAGTATTCGTGTGCCGGGCGCAATCAAGCCCCCGCAGCACCACGGACAAGATGTTCGTTCTACTGGCCTACACCGTGCCTGGATGTGGGCCTGACGCGTTAGCCGTGGGCTTCGCCGCCTGCAAACAGTACGCCGTGGACTGCCGCTGCTCGCATGTGCAGTTCGCGAGCAAGCGCATTGGCTGGGCACGCCGGGCGCAGCAACTGGGCTACAAGCCCGCGCAACAGCTTTTCGAATTGGAGGTATTGCCATGAGTGGTGGCGGCGGCGGTGGTGATGATGGCGTTGACTATCAGCGCGAACAAGAACAGGCCCGGCAGGCGCGTATTCGCGATGGCATGGCCCGAATCGACGAGCTGTTTAACGGCCGGGACGTGGTTACGAACACCGCGCAGAAAGTGGCGTTCGATCCGTACTGGGGCACCGCGTCCGGCACGTATTACGACGCAGAAGGAACGCCGATCATGTTCGACCGGCATAACCAAAAGCGCGAGAAACGCGGCGGCATTTCGGTAAAGACCCCGAAGGGCAAGATCATGACGCCGACGGAGCTGTACACCGTTGACCCCCGCACCACTAGCGTGACGACTCACGTAGGCGGCTTTGGCGACGACTTTTTCAACAAGCGCGCTACCGCCTACCAAGACTTCGCACTGCCGCAGGTCCAGCAGCAGTACGGCGAGCAGCAAAAAGCGCTGACCTTTGCGCTCGCCCGTGGCGGGAACATCCAGTCCAGTCTGGCGAGTGATAAGAACGCCGAACTGGATAAAGACTTCGCGCTGCAAAAGCAGGCTGTGTACGACACGGGCCAAGACTACGTGAACCAGGGCAAATCTGATCTGGCCGCGCAGAAGGCCAGCGCCGTCAGCATGCTGCAAGCCACTGCCGATCCTGACGCGGCATACAACGTCGCGCAGACTTCGGCCAACCAGCTTTCGGCGATGCCCGCGTTTACCCCGCTGAACGGCGTGGTGAAGAACGTCGCGGCAGGCCTTGGCACGTACCTGACCAATCAATCGACAGCCGAGGCAATCGCCAAGGCGCAACAGCAACAGGGCGCGTACAACTTGCCCGCTAGCTGGAAAGGTTCCGGCACTGTAGGGGGGCGCTAACCATGTGCAATCCCGTCGCTATCGGTCTGGTAGTCGCTGGTACAGCGCTCCAGATGAACGCTCAATCTCGGCGCCAAGCCGCGATGAAAGACGCCGCGGCTGACGCTCGCGCAATGGAAGCAGGCCGACAGGACACGCTGCGCAACGAACGCGAATCCACCTTGCTGCAATCGCAACAGGGCATGGACGTCGACGCGCAGAATCAGTCCCTGGAAGACGCCGCCGCCAAACGCGAAGCGACCTATGCGCCGGCCGCCGTTGAGGCCGCGACGGACTACAACTCGTCGACCGATAACGGCGCACCCAAGATCGTGATGGAAGACGCCGCCACCAAACGCGGCACCGCACGGGAAGAGGCCGGCGCCATCGGCAACGCTCGCGCCCGGCTGGGCTCGTATTCCGATGTGAACTTGGGCAACAAGATCGCAAATAGCAACTTCGCCAATTTGTTGGGCATGCAGGGCTCGTTTGCCCGTGGTTCGGCGGCACTTCTTCCAGGGGAAGTCGCCTCAGCCATGGCGAGCAAAGAGGGCACCGGGCGCAATCAAGAGTTGCTGGGCACGGCGCTCGCCATGTACGGCAGTGCAGGCGCTCCCGGCGTTGGTGGCGCAGCCGCCGCAGGCGGTGCGGGCGCAGCAGGCGGCATGGGCTCGTATGGCGCGACCATGGGCGGATCGTCCACAGCCGGCGCGACCGTGGGCGGTTACTCGGGCAACTTGGCCGGCTTTGTCCCCGCAGCCGGCGCCGCGGGGCAAGTGGCCGCAGACGCCGCCGCGCCGGGCTTGATGGGCGGGATTTTTGCCAACGGCGTGGGCAACACGGCCGGCGTATGGGGCAATGCTGGCCGGGCGTTCGGCGCTTTGGCGCCTACCGCAGTTCAACAGCGCCGAAACGCTACTCGCGGGAGAAGTTAACCATGCCCTACTACCAAAATTCGCTGTACGGGCGTGGTGTTCCTTCCTACGCCGAACAGCTTTCGCCACTGGCCGACGTGTTCAAGGCGTTCGCCCCGAACCCGATGCGCGACTTGCAGATCCAGGGGTACGCCTCGAAAGCGAACCTCGACAACCTGAAAGGCAGCGAAATAAACACGCGGCTAGCCGCGCAGAAAGGTGCGGCCGACGCGTTCCGCAACAACGACCAGACGGGCGTTTACGCCAGCATTCTGGAAGGCGGCGATGCCCCGCAGATGAACGCGTTGCCGGGCTTCGTGCGCGGCGGGTACGCGGCGCGAGGGATCAACGACCCAAACGCGGTCAATCCCGGCGTGCTGGCCGATTTGGTCGTGGGAGCGGGCGGCGACTATGGCGATACCGAACCCGGCTTTGGTGCGGATCAGGCTCGCCAGCTCCAGCAGAACGAAAACACGGTTGCAGCGAATCGCTATGGCTCCGAGCTGCAAGCCGGCGCTTCGCGCTACGGCTCTGATCAGAGTTTGGCGGGCTCCATGTACGGCGCAGACCAGCGCCTAAAGGGCTCGGTCGAAGCGGCTAACATCAAATCCGGCAATCGCGGCGGCGCCGCTGCGCAGTTCAAAGTCGATCCCGTGAAACTGGATAGCGCGTTGCTGCAATCGATCCCCGGCAGCTTCAAGGACGACAAAGGCCGTTGGAACATGGACCCATCCGTATCGCCGGCTGACTTATCCGAGGTACGCGCCCGCACAGCCGCTTATGTGCAGGCCAACCCGCAGGACCAGTACGGCGCGATCCAACGGGCCGTTGCGGATGTGTACGGCGATGCGCCGACCATCACGCCAGAAGTCCCAGCCCAAAGCACTTGGTATGGCTCCGAAAGTGCCGCCGCTGTACCGCCGCAGGTTGTGTCGCGTCCATCGGCGCAACGTCCGCCACGCCCGAACCTGGGGCAACAGTTTGCGGCTCCACCTGTCAGCGCGCCGGCCGTGCCTAGCATGCCCAACGCTCAGCCTGGAGCCGCGCCAAACGCTGACCTTGCCGCCGCGAAGAACGCAATCGCGGCTGGCAAGTCGCGACAAGCCGTGATCGACCGACTGCTCAAGGGCGGTTACAACGCGCAGCAAATCCAAGCAGCGGGGATTTAACCATGGCTCTGTCTTTCGACGATCTGCCGGACGAAGTAGCGGCGCCTAAAGTCGGCGGTCTGTCGTTTGACGACTTGCCCGAGGAAGGCGCCCCTGTCGCGCAGGCCTTCGTTCCGCCGATGGCGACGAGCGCTGGCCAAGTGATGATGGACGACGGCCAAATGCAGGCGCCGTTACCGCCACTGGTGCGCGAATACGCGCAGAACCCCCGTGTGCAGGCGGCGCAGGCTATCAAGCGCGGCACGCTCGCAGGCGAAGCAGCCGCCTTTGGCCCGATGATGAATCAGGCGTTTCACCAGACGCTGATCCCCAGCATGATGGATTACCAGCAGAGTGGTGCCGCGGATCGGTCCGCCGCGGCTGACGCCACTTGGCGGGCGAACATGCTCGATGGCGGGCTTGAACAGCTCGATCCGCGGCAGCGCCAAATGGCCATGCTTGATCCGACCTTGGCGGCGCAGCAGATGGGCGACCAGCCAGGGCGTCCGCTGACCACAGCCGACGAGCAGATGCAGATTGCCCGCGACAGGATCGCGGCGGCCATTCCGAAGGAAGCCAGTTTTGGCCAGCAGCAGCGGCTAGACGAAGCCGAGGCGCAAGCCGTGCCGAGTTATGACACGGCCGAGGGCACGCTAGGCAAGATTTTCGCGGGAGCGGGCAGCGCGACAGCCGCGCTTGGCGGCAGCCTTCCCGCCGTTGAAAACCTGATCCCGGTAGGCCGTGGCCTGACACTGGCCAAGACCTTTGCCAAAGGCGCAGGCGTCAACGCTGCAACGGGCGTTATCACTGATCCCGTGGTGCAGGCAAACCAGATGGGCGCTGGCATGCGCGACAAGTACAGCGGCGAGCAGACGGCATTGGCCGGCGTGCTGGGCGGCGTGCTGGGCGGCACGCTGAACGCCGCGCCGCAGGCGATTGGTAACGCTATCGGCAAGTTCCGTGGCTGGATCGAAACGCGGGCCGCGAAACGGCTGGAAGATATGGCCCCCGACGAAGCCGCGCAGTGGTTCCAGCAGGCGCAGGCCGCGTCCGAGGCCGCAGGCCGCGCCGTCGACGACCCCGCCTTTACGGCGGATATGGTGCAGCAGAACACCGGCCTGAACGCCGCTCGGCCGACTGATCCCGCGTCGGTTGCAGCACAACGCCAGGCTAACAAAGTGCGCGGCAGTGAACTGGCCGAAACCTTCAACGACGTTAACGTCTGGCCCCGCGACAAGGTGCAGGTCGGGCCAGAAGGGATCGACATTCCCGATGGCACGCCACCTGTGCGTGATGCGGCCGGCGAGCAGGCTCGCGTCGATACGCTGGCCCCGCGTGGCCAAGCGGCGGCGATGCTGCGCGAAATGGGCGTCGAGAATGCATCCGCTCGCGACATCGACATTATTGTGAAGTACATCCAGGGCGGCCAATCGCCCCGCGGAGCGGTTAATTCGTTCCGCCGTGCCGCCACGCAAGCCGAACGCGGCGAACGCGGCATGACGCCTGATCTGGCCCGTACTGAGGGCGAACAAGCCAACTCGCGCCAGTTTGCCAAGGACGCTTTCGACATTGCCGAATTGCGCCGTCAGCGCCGCGAAAAAGACTTGGACGACTGGGAACCGGACCTGCAAGCCGACTACTCGGCGGGAGCGCCCCGTGCGGACGACATCACACCACGCATGGCACAAGATTTGGCGGCGCGCTCTCAAGAGCCAGCCCCCGGCGTCGGGACCAATCAACCCGCCCCGCGCCGTTCGGTCGACGTTATTGGCTCGAAATCGGTCGGCGGTCTGCGCGGCGAATACCTGCCGGGCGGTCGCCCTGGTGCGCCAGAAGTTCCGCCAGTTGGGCGCACGGGCGATATGTTCGAAGGCGAGCGCACGGAGCCGCGCCTTGAAGGCCCGGCCGAAGCGCCAGTGCGTGAACAACCTGTCGAAGCGACCGCCGAGACTCGCCCTGTCGAGCCGGTAGCGCCTGAGCCACGGGCCGACGTTCCCGAGTGGCGGCAAAAGCCGAAAGACCCGCCAAACCGCGAACGCGAAAACGGTTTCCGGTACGAGCAGTGGGAGAAGCAGCAATACGAGGACGCCAGCCCCGAGGTTAAGGCGCAGGCGGACGATCTGGAAGCACGGGCGAGTGCCGAATACACCAAATACCACCAGATGAACCGTAACGGCGATGCAGGCTACAACAAGCCACGGCCGACCGAAGCAGAGCAATTGCAGGCGGCCAAGCACAAGCTTGAATGGTCCCGGCTCGGTCAGGAACGTAGTCGTTTGCTGCGCGGCAGTGACGATCTGATGAACCCGATTGCGCGGGACAACCACGCCAACGAGGCGCAAAGGGTGGCCGACTGGGAAGAACGATTCAACGCCAAGAACCCAGCGCCGAAAGCGGAGCCAGAAGCCGCCGCACGGACGCCGGAACAGCAAGAGCGTATCGACGTCGTAAAGCGCGGCAACGAGGCCACGCGCCGCATTCTTGATGAAGAACGCGCCAAGGGGCCAAGCAATAAAGCGAACATCAAGCACTGGGAACAGGAGCTAAAAGACTCCGACGCCCGGCTGGAAAGAGTGCTGGCAGAAGACGGCCGGGCGCCGTCGCGCTGGTCAAATGACCCGAAATGGGACGAATACCGACGCATTCACGGTTTGCAGGAAGGCGGCACGCCGTTCAACAGCGACAAGATCAAGCCGCCTAAGAGGGAGGCACCAGCGTCTCCCACCCCCGAGGCACCAGCGTCTCCCAAAGCAGACGAAGGCCCGGCCAATGCGGAGAAATTGCGACAGCTTGAACACGAATTGAGTCTTGCGCGCTACTTCGAAGACGATCCGAAGGACATTGCGGACCTGCAACGGCAAGTCGACGAGTTGAAAGCCGGCCAGAAGGCACCCGACGAAGGCCCGACCGTTGCAGAACTACGTCAGCGCGCCCGCGACCTCGACGCGCAAGCGTCAGAAGCGCGGTTGAACCGCGATCTGCCCGGCGCCCGTGAATTGCAGCGCGAGCGGGTAGCGGTGCGCGATCAGATTGACCAGATGGAAGGCCGGGAATCGACCCCGACCCGCAACCGCGTGCGCGACGAGCTGGATCAGCGCCTGAGCGAAGATACTGCCAAAGCCCTGGACGACCGGTTGAGCCGAGTCAACTGGGACGAGAAAGGCGGCAAGTTGCTGCGCGATGACGCAGGCAAGGCCGCAGGCCGGACCAAGTGGCTGAGCAACGACCCGGACGTGCATAAAGTGCTTACCGAGTTTGGCTATTCCAGCACCGAAGCGCGCAACTTGCTGAACCGTGCCGCGACCGGCAAAGGCCGTCCGCTGACGGAGAAACAGCAGCGCTTTGTGTCGGATTTGGTCGAAGCGCACCGAGGCCCGCAGGAAGACGCAGGGGACGACTTCGCCCTGGACTCGCACACTGACTCAGATTTGCAGGCCCGCGAGCGTGACGCGAAGCAGGCGCAGGATCAGGCGGACAAACGCCGCACCGCCGCCGAAAACAAAGCGCAGGCTGATAAGGACCGCGACGACTTCACCCTATCCGGCAGTGATCGGACGGCCGATGTCGCCGCCTCCCGCGGCCAAAACACCTTGTTCGACGTGACCGGCGCCGCCGTGCATAGCGGTAAAACCGCCATCGAAGCAGTCGGGAAAGGCATCAAAGCGCTGGTAAAAGCGATCTGGCAGGGCGACGACAGCCGCACCGCCCGCGAACACGCCCGCGATTTGGCGGACCCACTGGCGCAATTGATCGAGCGTAAAGGCCCGTCTGTAGAAGGCCGTTTCCGCGCCGGTATCCGCAAGTTTTTCGACTCGGCAGAAGCCTCGTTAAAGGAACTGACCAACAAGACGGACAGCCCAACCCTGCAACAACTGGGCGACGTGTTCCACGCCACCGCAGGCAAGGGCGACGGCACCAAGCCGACGCTCGACGAACGCAGCCAGCGGGCGCTGTTTGGCGGGAAAAAGGGCTACATGAACCGTGCCGAAGGCATCCACAACTTCATGCACGACAACAAGCTGGAAGGCGCGCAAGCGGTCGACCAAATCATCAAGTTGGTGGAAAACCCTGGGACACCGCGCACCGGCAAAATCGGCGAAGCGGCGAACCTGATCAGCGACTTTTTCAAGGACGCGCACGCGTACCTGAAAGACGCCGGAATCGACATGGGCGAGGTCAAAGGCTACTTCCCACGCGAGCATGACGTAACGCTGGTGGAGTCCAAACGGACCCAGTTCGTCGACGCCGCGGCCAAGGCTTACAAGCAGGATGCGCCCGCGTTGTCGCCTACTGACGCACGGGCCAAGGCTGAGGAATATTGGTCTGCCGTTGTGCATGGCCGCGACGTTCCGCCCGGCAGTGGCGCCAATGCGTCCAACAACCCGAAACCGGACTTCATGAAAGGCCGGATTTTCAGCAAGGCCGCCGCCAAGCACCTGGAACCGTTCTATTCGCGCAACGTCGGCGGCATGCTGTCGAACTACGCGCTTCGGGCGGTACGCCGTGCCGAAGTGGCAAAAAGCGGCGTGGACATCGACGGCAAGTTTCAGCCGTTTGGCGACAACTTTGCCAACTGGAAAACCATCACTGACGCGGCGCTAAAGGAAGACCCGAAAGCCCGCGAAGTGCTGGATCAGGTCAACCAGTTGGTATCGGTTAACGCCGGTATCCCGACCAGCAACTACGGCCGCACAGCAGAAAATACCATGGCGTGGGTTCGCACAGCGGGGACGCTGGGCATGCTGGAAAAGTCCGCACTCGCGTCCGTTGGTGAGCTGGCCACGTCGCCGTTGCGCGGGGCTATTGGCAACGCAGGCGACATCGCGAACATTGCACAGAATCTCGGCGGGCATGCGATCAACACGCTGCGCGCAGTTGTTGGCAAGAAAGGCCGTAGCCAGTCCGTGAAAGAGGCGTTCGCCTTTTCTGACGAGATTGGTGCGACCACGGAGAGCCAGCAAGGATCGACGGCCGCTGCTCGATTCGAAGGTAACGAGCCAGGTAGCAAGCTACAAAACCAGCTCCTGACTTCGTTCTTCAAGCGCAACATGCTCACGCCGCTGACGGAGTACACGCGTGCCCTGTCGGCACAGCAGGCGCGCATTTTCATGAAACGCCTTGCCGCGGATCGTCAGCGCACGGGCGCCAATGCAGTGAAAAGCGACCTGCTACTGCGCGAGTTGGGCGTGCCGAAGGGCAAGGAAGCGGCGTTTGCAGCCTACGTGAAGGACTTCGGCGACAAACTGCCGACCGCAGACGACCTGAAAGGCGAGTTTGGCGACCTGTATAAAAACATGGCGCTGCGCTTCGTGGATCAGTCGGTACAGCGCCCGAACGCGGCGACTAAACCCGCTTGGGCCAGCCATCCGCTGGGCAAAATGGTGTTTCAGTTCCAGTCGTTCAACTACGCGTTCCAGAAAAACGTGCTGAACCGCATGGTGCGGCTGGCCGTGCTAAACAAGGACATGAGCGCAGCGCAAAAGGCTTCGCTTGGCGCGTCCTTTGGCTTGAGCGTCGGCGCGATGACTGGCATCCAGGCCATGATTACCGAACTGCGCGAAAAGGCGTACAGCCGGCCAGACCAGAAAAAGCTGACACCAGGGGCGAAGATGGAAGGCACCGTTAGCCGCACTGGTTTGCTCGGCGTGGCTGATCCTTGGATTCAGATGGTTAACGGCGGCGTCCGCTATGGCCGTGACCCTAGCCAGTCGCTGCTAGGCCCGGCACTGGGGCAAGCGTCAGGCACGCTGGGCGCGTTCCTCGGGCCAGACTCGGACAAGACCAACACCAAGGAACGCAAAGAAGCGCGCATGCTCTACCAGACGTTTGGCGAGCCACTGGCACAAGCGGCACTGTCGGCGCTCCCGGCTGGGCCACTGGTGAAAGCGGCCACCGTCTATGGCGTGCCGAAGGCGGGCGAAGTGCTGACCGACGAGTTCATCCCTGACAATAAGAAGCGCACGAAAGCCGACGATAAGCCGATTAAGGGCATGGTCGAATCAGTGGCGGACTTGTTCAAAGGGAAGGAAGAAGAGAAAGCGACCGGGCCGAAACGCGCAGTGCGTCCAGCCCGTCCGCAACGGCCGGTTAAGCCTTAACTACCAATTGCCCCCGGCTGTTTCGGCTTCGCCGGTACAGCACGGGCCGCATAGCTTGGTCGGGTGCATGGTCGGGACCGCATCGCAGTTCAGGCACGGCGAAGTCCAGTCTTTGTCGCCGTTCTTGAGCTTGGCCCGGTCGGCGGCCAGAAGGTCGTCGAACGAGGGCGTATCTAGCGGACGGTCTTTTAGCAAGCGGTCGAGTTCCGCATGCAGCTCGGGGTTCGCCTTGCGGCTCACGGCTTCGTAAATCTCGCCGTCGCTTGGCCCGCGCTTGCGTTTCATATCGGCCGCCCGCCGTGGATACGCGCCAGTTCCTCGGCTTCGGCCATGCTGACCAGACACAAATGCACGCCGTCTTCCAGCTCTTGCACCGTGACCGCGAGGTCATCTGGCATGGCTAGAACGTCGGCCATGGTGATACGCATGTCGCCGTACTTGTGCAGCATGATCGCCACGTATTTGTGCCAGTTGTCGTGGGTTTGCTGCGTGACGGGATGGTTCGGGTTCAGTTCCATATCTACTCCTGAAACGGGCTTGGCTGGTCCGAAAAATCCACGTCCAGCGCTTCGCGGGCGACTAGCTCGCTGACCTTCGCGTGGGTTTGCCGGGCCGCCTCCCATGCGGTGGACGTGATGGTTTTCGAATCATGGGGGCCGCCGATTATCACCGTTTCGAACACGGAGGGCGGGCAAGTGTCTTCGCCGCTGGATTCGACGCCGAGAAACACGGTGCGAATGTGACAGTGTGGATACGCTGTGATCGCGACTTCCATGCGTTCGTGATGCTTGCGCACCCACGTCATCCAGGCATCGAAGTCGGGCGCGACTTCCACTTTGTTATCGGCGTCCAGGGTGTAGTAGGGCTTCATGACAGCGCCTGCGCTTCGTTCTCCACGGGCACTTTGTCGTAAAGCGTTTGGGCGCGGGACTGGAGGTCAGAAAACCGTGTGCGCCACAGTTCGCCTTCGGCCGGGGGCATCGAGCCGCCCCACGCATTGAACTGTTCGATCAGGTCTAGGAGGTCGTCCACTCGGACGGATAGGCGGGGCATCTTTACGGCGGGCATACGCGTATCTCCCTGAAAGCCCCGTTACCGGGGCGCGAACTTGCAAGCGTAGTTGACTACTCGTCGAAGAGGGCACGGGAGCGCGTGCCCCCGGTTTGCTTGTCCCATAGGTAGTAAAAATACTTGCGCATGGTCATGCCCTTATCGCGGGCTTGGTCGCCAAAGGCGCGCAAATCCGCGGACGGCATGTCGACGGGCAGGCGGCGCATCTTGGCGCGGTTTTCCTGCAACGTCGGATCGTTATCGACTTCGCGGTGCAGCGATTTACTGGTGGGAAGCGCTTTTGTGGTTGTGGTCATAGCACGGACTCCTAAACAGCGTTGTCCAAACGGACAAATGTACAAAGTATCAGGAAAGTTACCGGCGCAGAAGCTGCTCTAGCAGCATGCCGGCTTTGTAGCGCAGCCCCCGGTGCTTCACTTCACTGATGGTCCGTCCGCGATCCCCCGCCGTTGAAAAGCTCTGCGCGAAGTGCAAATCCTGCTCCAGCACTGCCCAGCCTTCGTACTGCAAGATGGTGCGCGCCGTCGCCGTTTCCGTCTTGCTTGGCGATTGCGTCAGCACGAAAACCATCTTGTCGCGAGCAATGCCGCGGGCTTCCAGACTGCGGGCCAGTTCTAGGTTGGGCGTCAGGTCGATGATTGCGGTGCGGGTTGGCAGGATCACCACGTCGGCGTATTTGGCATAGTGGTACGTGTCCTGGCTGGCATGCGGGGCGCCGTCGATAACGACATGGTGAAAGCCTTTCGACTTGCGGCCGACTTCGCCCGTGTCCTTGCACGACACTACCTTGAACGGCAATGGCTCGCCGCCGTGTTGCTCGCGCAGCTCGGCCAGCGTGAGCGCCGAAAACTGGGGAAAGTCGGTATCGCACAACACGACTTTAACGCCGGGCGTCGCCAGCTTTTCCGACAGCGCATAGGCGATAACCGATTTGCTGACGCCTCCTTTTTGACTAACAACGCACCAAACTTTTTGGGCCATGATCGGGATTCCGTATGAGGGTTGGAAGCCTGACTTTAGCGTATTGCCATCACTTGGACAAATGTTCAGTTGTACATTTGTCCAAATGGTCAGGCCTTGTGGTAACGACGATCAACAAAGCCAGCCACAGCCAGCGGCATACCCTTCGCCCAGTGGGGCCGCTCAGCCATGAGCTGGTCAAATAGATCATCGTTTGCCCCCTCGGGTGCTTCGGCGATGTTTTCGTCGTGAACGGATAGGACCGAAGGAAAGCCCGCTTGTTCGCAACGCAGCATCGCGTCAGCCAGAAAGTCGAACGCATCGCCTTGGGTGACGTTCTCTGCGGCAATGTTTTTGGTCAGTGCGAGCTGGCACCAGCGCTTGGTCACGGGGTCAGTGGACGAGTAGGAGATATACGCGTCCTCAGTGTTCCATTGCGTGGTCTGGTGCTTGATTTGGGCGTGTGGGTAGTACAGCAGTCGGCCGCTTGGCAGACGGCACAGCAGATAACCGTGGCCTTTGATCTTGCCGTATTGGTACGTCACATCCCGATAGGTGAACTGCACTCCAGGCTCACGAATGGCGGACATTGCAGCTTCGACCAGTTTGTCCCACAGCGCGACGATGGCGGGGTGACGGTCACGCCATGCCAGCTTGACCATTTCCGCGGCCATCCATGCGTTTTCCTCGATCCCGGCGCGGAACCCGTATTTGGTCCAGCCCCATTCGGCGCGGCTGATCACCTTGTTACTCACGGATGACCGGATAACGGCCATGTAATCGACCAGCAAAATGCCGTATTTGCGGGCCATCTTGGTCAGGGCGGGTGCGCCACCGGCAAACCCTAGAGCGAGTTCGCTCACTTTCCCGACGTTCCGTAGGTCGTCGTCGATGTCCTCGACACGACAGCCAAAGATACCGGCCGCGGCTACGCGGTACAGGTCAGGACCAGTGCCGTCGTCGAATGCCTGGAAGGCCTTAATCTTCCAGTCTTCCCCCGCGATTCTCGCAATACACCTTCCCTCGATGTTCGCAAAGTCGCGGACATGCAGGCGGTGGCCCGGTCTGGCCACGATAAACCCGCGGATCGCCTCAGAGACGCAGGGCAGGGTGGCACCGTAGACCGCATTGAGCAGGTCGACTTTTTCGCGGGCACTCATTTGTGCGTTACGTAGTACGCGTACTATGTACAGTACGTCACTTTTCGAAACGGTCGGCCGGGGCAAGTTGTGCAACTGTGCGCCTTGGCCCGTCCACCGGCCGGGGCCGGCGCCGTTAAACAGCAACATGCCGCGCATGCGCTGCTTGGCGTCTGTACGGCGCAGGAAGGCGGGAATCTTGGCAACCGATGTCTTGCCCACGCTTTGGCGGATTTCGAGCGCACGCCGGACCACAGGCGGCAAATCGTCGTCTTCCAGGGCGGCTTCCAGTGTCTCTTTCTGCATGTTCGGCAGGGCGTGGCCTTGCGTCTCCAGCCATGCTTGGAACTTCTGCACTTGCGTGGCACTGGCGCAGCGTCCACCGGTAATCTCGGCCAACTCGTCGCACAAGTCCTTCACGGCCAGCCGGGTGACTTCCTCGGCGCGGCGGATCAGGGGCACGTCGATTTGCACGCCGCGGATGTGGTTCATCCGAAAGTCCATTTCCCACAGCCGGCGATGGGTCGCGGTCAGCGGGCGCAGATAGCCCGCCGCCCAGCGTTCAACCTCCACGTCTTTCATGCAGTAGGCGCCCAGCCGTTCGCGGCGGGTGTAGTCGTCCCACCATGCCAGCCCTTGTGGCCCGTGAAAGCGGGGCTTAGCCATTTGCAGCATGAGCCGGCGCCCGGCAAGGTCTTTCTCCATGCGCGCTGTCTTCTGCGACAGGGCGTAGGCGACCACTTCCAGGGAGCGCGGCAAGCCCATCACCACTGCGCGGGCCATGGTGCAATCAAGGCTCAGGTAGTCCATTTCTGGCAGCGAAGGGTCATCGCGGCGCAGTACGAAATTCCAGATATGCCACTCGAAAGAGGCGTTGAACGCGGACACTTTGCCGCGGCTTCGAATGTGGTCGATCACCCTTTGCGGGACCGGCGTATCACGCCACCACAGTTCGACGGGTTCGTCGTCAAAGGCCCATGCGAAGCACCACGCGTCAGTCAACGGGTGGTTAGCGTAAATCCCCACTCCGACCAGCTTTAGGTCAAGCACAGAGCGGGTTTCAAAGTCTAGGTGTAGTTCGGATTCGGCCATAGATAGACAACGGCCGCCTGTACAAATGTACAAATGTACAAGCGGCCGTCAAACCCCCCAGTTAATCCAGCAGGTTGTCGTCGCTTTCCACCGCGTCGAAGTCGTCTTCGGCACGGGAACCGCCCGCCAGATGGTCGCCATCCCCCACTTTCTGGATGTTGTTCAGACCGAACGACACGCCTTTGCCGCCTTTGTCGTCAACCCAGCTAAAGCACTGGACGGAGCAACGAACGCGGGCACCGGCATACAGCTCGCTCTCGTCCATGATCGGCTGGACGTTCTGATCCACGATCCCTGGCTTGTTCACGGCGGTCAGGCGGATAAACACGTCGTCTTCTTCCAGGCCGGCTGGCACCTTGTCCAAATCCTCAGCAGTGAGGAACGGGGTTTTCAGCTTTTTCGGGCGCTCGTCTCCCCACTTGGCCGCGGTCACGTCCTCGACAGCGCGTTTCAGCGCCTTGAACTCGGGGGTTTTCTGCGCCTTTGGCTTGAAGATCAGCGTCAGGGTGTACTTCGGGCGACCGTCTTTGGTCTTCTGTTCCGGGTGTGGACGGAACACGTTCAGGAAACTTGCGACAGCTTCCGGGGTGCGCAGCACTTCGCTTCTGGCTTCGGCCATTTCTCTATTCCTCTGGACAATTGTACATTTGTACATTTAGACCGGATCAAAATCGGCGGCAGGTCCGGCTTTGATGGCCGGGCGTTTGTCGTCGTCTTTAGCCAGCGTGGTGCCGGACGAAACGGATTTGGTCAGGGTGGCCAACTCCTTTCGTTGATCGGCAGGTAACAGCTTTTCGACTTGTGCAGGTGACAGCAGGCTAGGCGTCGAAAACAGCGCTTCACGCGCTGCGCCCAACTCGACCAACTTGGCCACCAGCGCGGCTTGGGGCTTGTCCCACACACGCGAGGCGCGTTTGTTGACCAGCTTCCAGCCGGGAAACCCTTCGCCACGTTCCAGCCCCTGGTGCGCATATTGCTGGCACTGGTTGATCCACGCCGTCACGGCCGGGGCAGCATCCAGAACAGCCGAAAGCGTTTCAGGGGAGAGCAGGCGCGGGTCGCTTTCCTTCACTTCCAAGCCAACCGGGGAAAACTCCAGTTGGGCTTGGCGGGTGATCCACTTGGCATGCTCAGGACAGCGAGGCAGTGCCTTGCAGAACTTTTCGCGGCAGTGATGGCCCGCGATCAGTGGCGCATTTGGGTCATAGGCCGCACGGGCGATGGCCAGCAATTCGCCGATCCAGTCGAGCAAGTCGATGGCGGATACGTCGACAATCCGGCAAACGCCGTCCGAGTGCGGCGCACGCGGCTGGTAAATCACCAGCGTACCGTTGCGGACAATGTGGCCCTCGTCGCGAACCTTGAGCGCTGCGCCTACGGCGTAGTACAGCAACTGGCGCGACGGCTTCTTATCCTTGGTCAGAATCTCCACTGGCACGCCTGCGCCGTACTTGAGGTCAACCACCAGAAGGTGGCCCGTCGACGGACGCAACCGCACGTAGTCGGACGAACCAAACATTTCCTCGGCGTCCTCCCCCAGCTCGGACAGGTCAAACTTCGCCTCGATTAGCACGATGTCGCCGTCCTGCGTTTCCGACAGGCAGTAGTCCACGTACCGGCCGACGTGTTCGACCATTTCCGCGTTGATTTCCAGCCCTTCAAAGCCCGGCAGGCTTTGCCCCAGGTACAACTCGGGGTCAGTGCCTTTCGTTAGGCACAGCTCGGCCAGCGCATGCGCAAGGGAGCCTTCGCGGGCGTGTCGCCCCGCGGTGTTCGGCATCCCCTTCGACAGCGAGTAAGAGCCAGGGCACAGTTCAACCAGCGCGATAACGGAGCCGCCTAACTCGCTATGCGCTGGCAGTTCCCGCGCCGCGCTCACAGATCGGCTTCCATCACAGCCAATTTGTTGCTGAACGCTTTCAGTTGGCTGTTATCCAGCTCGCTGAACTTGCCGACATTGAAGGAATCCAGCAGCGCTTTGCCTTCGATCATGCCGACTTGCTCAGCCCAGTTTGCGAAGCGGGTGCGAATTTCCAGACGCAATTTGCCGTAGTCTGGGCCTTCCTCTTCCTCTTCGACGATTACCACAGCCGGCTCGGGCTCAGGCTCTTTCACCTTGGCGGCGGCTTTGGCTTTCGGCGCTGCTTTCTTGGCCGGGGCTTTGGCCACTGGCTCGTCATCCGCCACGTCTACAGCCGGCGCTGGATCAGCCGCCGCGGTGTCAACCGGGCCAGCGGTTTCGCCACTGGTCAGGGGGCCAGGGGCATACTGGGACGCTTGGCCAGTCAGGTGCAGCAAGAAGTTGGACAGGGCCGACAGCTCGCGGAAAGAGTCGGTAGACGGATCGATGGTGAATTGCAGTTGCATGGTTGACACTCCTGTTGTACATTTGGACAAATGGACATTTGTACAAGTGTCTAGTGGACATTTGGACAAATGGACATCCAAGCCCGCCAGTCGGTGGCGAGCATTTGGTAGACCTTGAGCCCCTACAGCAGCAGGGCGTTCAAGGCTTCGGCCTTGCGGGATTGAACCCGCATGACAATCTCGTCAATGGAGCCCGCCAGACCGACGAACCGCGCCAAACAGTTTTCTGTCTGGCCGATGCGGCTGATCCGGTCAATCGCCTGTTGATTCTTGCTTGGCACCCAACTGGCTTCGACCATCAGCAACTGGCTGGCCGCCGTCAGGGTGATGCCCATGCCGGCCGCGTCGATTTGGCCGACGAACACACGGCAGGTCGGGTCGTTCTGGAATTTGTCGACTTGGGCTTGCCGCTTGTCCTTGGGAATACCGCCGTGGATCACGGCCGGATTGAACTCGCCCAGCCGGTCGTTTAGGCCTTCCAGCAGTTCGCGGTGGTGGCCGAACAGCACGATTTTCTCGATCCCGCCAAACAGCTCGTCGTGGACCAGCTCAGCAACGGGGGCGATCTTCGCCACGGCGGTCAGTCGGCGCAGGGTGGCCAGCTCGACATCCTCCAGCATGACTTTCAGCCGGCTGTAAGCGTCGGGGTGGTCCGCGTTGAGCGTGGACAACATCGCCATCAGCTTGGCGTGGTCCGGGTGTTGCTCCAGGGCTTGCAGCATCCGCGGCTTATCCGTGTCCAGCACGATATGCCCGACGCGCAGGGGCGGAATCAGGCCTTCGCAGTCGCTTTTGCGCTGGCGGAAAATGATCGAAGCAAAGCGGCGTTTGAACTCGGCCGCGTTGATCGTCCCCGTCACCTGGATACCGTATTTGGTCGTCCTGTAGCGGGCGTACCGTTTCAGAAAGTGGTCGTAGTGGCTGACATCGGGCCAGCCTTCTTTGCCGGCTCGCACGTTCAGCAGCTCAGGGCACAGCACTTGGAACCAGCCGTGCAGCTCGCCAACGTGGTTCGGGGCGGGCGTGCCTGACAGGGCCAGCACACGCATGGCGCGGCGCGTCAGGCCTTCTGGCCCGAGTACGGCATTCCCGCGCAGGGTGTCCTTGTTATTGGCCATTTGCGATTCATCGCAGGCGACCATTTCCCAAGTGCGCAGGCGCAGCGTGTGAAAGATCGCGGGCACGGCCAGCAAGTCGTAGTTAACGATGACGATGGGGGCTTTGGTGAAGCGATGGGCACCGGACAGGATCAGGTCAATATCCGGGTGGCCGGGCCAGAAGCGGTCGAACTCGCGAAGCCAGTTAACCCGCAGGCCAGCCGGGACAATGACCAGAATCTGGCGCAGGCCTTTGCGCTTGAACAGCGTAATGGCGGTGGCCGTTTTCCCAAGGCCCATGTCCATGGCGAGAATTGCCGCGGGGCGGTCGTAAGCCCAGTCAGCGGCAATCTCTTGGTTTTCCAGCAAGGCCGGCACGGGTCAGTGCGTCCGCCGCTCCAGCAAATCCCGCATTTCCCGAATGTTGATCCTCATTTCAGTAAGGAGGACATCCAGGTGTCTGCGCAAGTCGCCGGGCGGTATGGCTTGGATCAACGTGTAGACCGTGATCGCCATCAGCTCAGCCATTTTTGGCCATTCGCGATAAACGCCAGTTTCCAGGGCGGTGTTCACCCATTGCAGAAGCATGGCTTGATCGTCGGACAGCTCAGCTACGTCAGTGGTGATGGTCATCGTTAATCCAGCAGGGAGTCTATCGGTTCTCGGGAATCAGGTCGTGATCGCTGGTCCGCTTTCTTGGTGAACTTGGACAGGTCCAGAGGTTCGCCGGACAGAACGGACAGACGTAGCATAGTCGCTAAAAAGCCACTTGGTATAGTCCCGCGATAAAGCCATTGATCAATGGCCCGAACGGTTATTTTGTGTCCAGCGTCAACCAGTTTTACGTGCAGCGCGGACCGTCCGCCAAAATGGTCAACAATTTTCGCGACGTCGAAGTCTTGCTTGCTCATTTGTCACCTCTTTATAGCTAAACTTGCCAAACGCCTGGCATTGCGTAATGCTCAGGCCTAATTTGTAGGGGTTTTTCCAATAGTTCGCGTTGCAGATTACTACATAAAGTCGTAACCTGTAACCATGTGCTATTGGCGGATCGGTAGGACAACCACGGATTAATTCGAGACGACATCATGGCGAATACGGCGAAGTCAGACGCTTATAAACATAAGTCGGCGGTACGATCAACGCAGTTAACTAAAGCGCAAACTGAAAAGTTGCGTGATTGGCAGATGATGCAGGAAATGGGCCGGGCGCTAGGAATTGAAGTTCCCAAACCCATAACCAACAATCCCCTGGACCGCCGAGTCAATACCCGAATAGAGTTGACCCCCGGATTAACCGTCACGCTCTCTGTGCGGCGTTCGCTGTACGACATACCTTTTCAGTATGTGCATCCGTCCTCTTCTTTCATTCGATTTCTCGCCATCATGGAAGCCGAAAAGGCTGCCCGTGCCGAAGGCTTAGAAGTCCGCTTTGTGATAAGCGCGACCAATGAAGACGGCGAAGAAGCCGTGTCAGTGAAACACGCCCCACGCCCTGATATACAAAAGCCTGCTCCACTTGTTTCAGCACAGCCGTACCATATTAGTCTGGCGGAAAAGGCACTCGCCTCTGCGCGGTCACGTCTATGAAAAAGTCTCCCTCGACTCCCCGCACACGCAACCGCGACGGGCAACCTTGGCTACAGAAGCTAGATAGCGGTGTGTGGCGTATCTGCCATTCTCCGGGCGATGGCACGACCACGCGGCTCTCTACCAAGACAAAGGACGAGGGACAGGCGAAAGAGGCGTTAGAGAGATACCGTCTCTCTCTCACTGGTGAGGGAAACAGAGAGCTGTTAACCGTAGGGGCAGTGTTCGACTACTACAGTGAACAGCACGTCAGTACCAAAGCGAATGACGTCGTGCGGCGCGACTTGGCCCTTGGCTGGCTACGCGCCAGTTTGGGACATTTGCCCGTAAGCACGCTGCAACGCAACCCCGCGGTGTTACAGCAATACCTGCAGGCTAGACGCTCCGCGACAGCCCCGGTCTACGCGGGACGTGCCACGGCGAACCCCGTGCGTGAGGCTGGCGAGGGGACACTACGCTACGAAATGAATGCCCTGGTGACTGCGTTTAACTACGCCGCGAAGCACCAGCGCATCCCAGCCAATGCCTTGCCGCACTTCGACATGCCCGACGCTCCAGAAGGCAATGACGTGTGGCTGACTGAGGCCGAACACGACTGGCTGTTAGAGTTCGTGCGCTGGGAAGACGACGAAGGCCGCATGTCCCGCATCTGGCGATTCGTTGCCCTGGCTCTTGGCACAGCAGCGCGCAAGTCGGCCATTGTGCGGCTGGAATGGGACGACGTAGACCTGACCGCGTGCCGTATCTATTACCCAAAAGCCGCGCAGAAGAAGGGCGCACAAACGTCCTCTAAAAAGGTCGTGGCTGTCCCTATCGCTGACTGGCTTATACCTCTCTTACAGAGAGCGTATGAGGAACGCAAAACCCAGTACGTGCTGGACGAGGCGACCGAACCGTCAGGGGCATTTGAGACGCTTTGCCGTCGTGCCTTCAAGGCAACCGGCAACGAGAAGTTCCGCGATTTGACTCCGCACGTAATGCGCCACACTACTGCCACCTTGATGGCACGGGCAGGCGTTCCCATCATCAACATCGCGGGCGTTTTGGGCAACTCTGCCGCTGTTTGCCAGCGCAACTATCTGCACCATACCCCTGACCACTTAGTTAATGCGGTCAACTTCCGCAAACCAATAAGCACAACTATGGAACCCCTCTTGTGACCTACGCCATTGAACAGCGTTTAAGGATGATCGACTTTCTTCTGGCAAATTACGGCTCTGTGGCCCCTAAGCAATTGGTCGACTTTTTCGGGATCAGCAAGCCGCAAGCCTCCGTGGATTTCCGCATGTACAACTCGCGTGCCCCCGGAAACATGATCTACCTGCACGCCACGCTCTGCTGGTACACGACCGCCAGCTTCAAACGCGTTTACCCATAAAAAACCACCCTCGTAAGGATAGAAGACATGACTAACCCCCTCGTTCAGATGCGCGAAATGCAGAAAAAGATGCGCGAGCTGGAAGCCGGCATGCAGCAACTGCAAGGCGACCCGGCGCTGAAACGCGAGCTTGAGTTTGAACAGGAGTTGCAAGCGCTGCTGGCCAAATTCGACAAGACCATCCACGAAGCCGCGCAAGTGGTTGATCCGTCGTTTCGCGTTGTCGAGGCCGGGCAGAAGCGCACGTACAGCAAAGCGCCGAAGGGCGAGAGCGCCCACGCCAGCAAGACGGGCAAGCCGAACCTGTACTACCTCTTCACCAACCCGCACACGGGCGACGTTGTACGGACCGCGAACATTCTGAAAAAAGAGGTTCAAGAGTGGATCAGCCAGTACGGGAAAGATGAAGTGCTAAAATGGCGTACCCCGGATACCGCTGCTTAACAAGGATTAGTCATGTCCCGCCGCAATAGCGATGAATTTGATACGCGAGATGCACCTAAATTTGTAGTTCGCTTTCGGCGACATGGGATGCCCGAAGAGGTTGCAGAACGCGCACGACTGGAGGCGCGTTCGATGAATGACATATGGATGGTGGCGATGGAAGAGTACCTGCACGGCAAGCGGCGCAAGCACCTTTTGCTCGACGCCCTGGAGCGCCGCGCCACTGAACTGGGGATTACCCTCAAGGATTTGATGTGACTACCAAACTGGCAAAAATCGACGTTAACGCTGACGGCGATGTGGTAACTGTCCAATACCGGGATGGGACCGAGGCTGACGCCCCGGACCTGACTGGATTTATGCCGGAAATGGTGTCAGAGGTTGTCGCGAAGCTGGGCTACGGCCACAAGCCCGTGATCTACCTAGACAGCCATGGCGTGTGGGATGAAGTCGTGTTGAACGCTGGCGAGTTCGCGGGCTTTCGCTCGCTGGGCGTGGTCTGCGACCGGGACGCCGCTATCAAGCGCGTGCTTCAACTGCGCGGCATGATGGAGGACAACGCCGACAACCCGGTCGCGCAAGAAACCATCCGCCTGCTGACGATCCACAAGGACAACAACGGCAAGCCGCGCCCGGTCAAGAAGGACGGCGCCGGTCCAATGACCGACGACGACCTGATGGAGAAGCTAGCCGAGGGGCTGACGGCGGCCGTCCATTCGCGGGCCAGAGCAGGGCTGCACGCGATTCTGGACCAGCGAATGCGCGAGCTTCCTACCGACCAGCGCGGCATATACTTCGCGGTTTTCGACAAGATCAGCGCGGACTATGACGCGCTGTTAACGCAGATGGCGCCCAAGATCGCGGGCATGCTCATGGCGTTAACGGGCCGTGGTGAAGAAAACGCGGAGCTGCGCAGAACCGCCGAAGAAGCCAAGACTGCGAGTAAACATTGATGCAGCTACCTTTTGGCTGGACCGTCGACACCCTGACCGACATTGTTCAGTTTGGCGGCGTGGGTCTGATGGCCTTGGGCGTGGGTATTAACTACGACCTGACTGGCGCGATTGCTGTGTTTGCCTTGGGCTTGCCAATCCTGACCATCCAGCGGCATATGCGGGAGCAAAAGCACCTGAACTTGCTCACGCTGCAAGCCATCCAGGCCATGCACATGCGCTTTGAAGCGCAGACCATGGGCGACAAGCTGACGCTTGAAGTGGTGCGCGACCTGCATAAGCTGCTCAAGGTCATAGCCGAAGAGGGGATCACGCGTGATTGACCGAGACGCTTATGCCGCCCTGGAGCAAGAGCGCAACGACTTGCGGACCGAGTGCGAGGAATGCGCAGCGCTCAACGACAGGCTAGCCGAGCTTCTGCGTGGGGTAGCCGTTGCGCTCAGAGGAGAAGAACCGCCGCTGAGTCGCCACAGTTTCCACGATCTGCCAGAACGAGCGCTCGCGCTCAAGGACGCAATCCGCACACCTGCGGCCGTGTTCTTGAACATGAAGGCCGGCACGATTGCTAAGCCTTCTGTGCGCGCCATGATCGACTTGTATGGCGAGGCGCAGTTGCGGGAGGCTCTAGGCCATGGCTGACCGCTACGCCTATGCGATTCGCTTTGAGCAGGACGCTGTGGGGGTTGCGGTGTTGTGCCGCGACCTGCCCGAGCTGAACAGCTACGGCGATGACCGGGCGCACGCCGTCAGCGAAGCGGTGGACGCGATAGAGACAACACTGTCTTTGTACATCGATCAGCTACGCGCCATCCCCGAAGCCACGCCAGCGCTAGAGGGTGAACACGTCATTCAGTTGTCAGCGATGACGCTGGCCGGGATTGCGCGCTGGAATGCTTTACTCGCGCTAGTGCAGGCGCGGGAGGCACCCGCGGCTAACCGGGACGAGGATATTGAACGGGAGCTAGAAAACCCGGACAACCTCTTTAAGTGCTGGCGACGGCTGGACGACGGCACCTATGTCGCCCTCGGCCGGCTGGCGTTTACCACCGGGCTGTTTATCGGCGTGCAAGCAGTCACGCCGTACAAACGGCGCTATTGCTACAGCGACCCGACCGAGGCACACGCCGAATACCTACGGCTGACAACCGGGGACGACGTGCCGAGCGGCTGGATTGCGCGGCGCCCTGAGACAGCCGAAGACAAAGAAGCCAAGTCCCGCCCTGGATATGACCCGTCTGTCTTCTGGCCGAAGCGCGACGACTAACCTACTGGATGGATCGCCAGTCATTGGCTATGATGAACCGTCCGCGCTTGAGGGAGCGCGGACGACCATCATCATGTCTGACTGGGTATTCGCGGCCAAGGATGGCAACATTTACAACTGACGGAATAGTTATGCCCCCCAGCCCTGACGAACTTCTCTCGCAACTCGCCCGCCTCCTAAACACTCGTATGCGCCTGCACGAACTACGGCGCGACGCCGAGTATCGCCACGCCGAAAGCCATAAATGCTCAACTGAACTCGACGCCATGCTGGCCCGTTTCCATGCGGCGCGTCTGTCCGCGAGTGACGACGGACTGGCGGACTGACGCTTTTGCGGCGATGCTTGTGGTTCGTAATGACCCCTGCGGAGCTTCCGACATGCGCGCCCTTGACCCTCTGAACCAGTTGCCGGCTTACCCCTTTGCGCCTCTGCTGTCGATCCCACTCAAGCCCCGCTTAACCTGCGTTCCGCATCCTCTCGGGCACCACTGACATGACCGATAAACCTGAAACGGGCAAACGCCTGTCGAGCCGCCGCACGTCTGGCGCAAACCCAAACATCTGCTACCAGATCGCGCTGTCCACCAGTCGCGAATCCCCGCACATCACGCACAAGAGCCCGTCATGGGCTGAGCTGGTGCGCAAACTCTCTTCGCCCAAGCGCACGCCTGAGACATTCGCCGAATATCTGGCCATGTCCAAAGACGAGCAGGTCGCCGTCAAGGACGTGGGCAGCTTTGTGGCTGGCTCGTTTAAGGGCTTCAAACGTCGCAAGGACAAACAGATAGACCGAACGCTGCTTACCCTGGACATCGACGAACCCGGCGTGAGCTGGCCCGAACTTCGCGCTGCTGTGAAAGGCGAGTACGTGGGCCTGCAATACGCGGCGCACACCACACACAAGCACTGTTTCGACCAGCCGCGGCTGCGCGTGGTGTTCACGCTCTCCCGGCCGGTGGATGACTTGGAATATCAGGCACTGTCCCGCCGTATTGCCGAAGGTCTGGACCCGGATATGACGTGGGTGGACCGGTGTTCGTTCGATTTCTCGCGTCTGATGTTCTGGCCATCGGCGGCGGTAGACGGCGAGTTCGAAGCCTGGAGCAACGACGGGGCGATCCTCGATGTCGACGACGAGCTGGCCCACTACGCCGACTACACCGACTCGGCCGAGTGGCCGCGCCGTGCAGATGAAGACGAACACGTCGCGCAAATGACCCGCGAAGACCCACGGGAAAAACGCGGGATCATTGGCACCTTCTGCCGGGCCTACGACATTCTCCGTTGCCTCGACGAGCTGTTACCAGGCACGTATGAGCCGACAGAGACAGACGACCGCTTTACCTACATGGGCGGCACCACTTCGGGCGGCGCTCGCCTTTATCTGACGCCGGACGGGTTCCCGGCCTTCCTGCATTCAGAGCATGACCATGATCCGGCGCGAGGTCAGCACGTCGCTTGGGACTTGGTGCGCTTGCACCTGGGGCTCGATGACGCAGGGATGGAAGCCTACGCCCGTGAACTGCCCGACATAGCCGAAGCCCTTTGGGGCCAGTTGACGCACGAGTTCGAACCCGTCGCGCCCGAGGAAGGCGATAGTTCGCGCAAGCGCTTCGGCTGGCTGGGTGACTGGGTGTTCTGCGAGGGCGAAGGGAAGTTCTTCAACACTCGCACGCGTGGCCGCACATTAGGCCCGGCCAGCTTCAACGGGCGCTACGACCGGGAGGTCGTTAAAGACCTTGGCAGTGACAAAAACGGTCTGCCCGTGGTGCGCGCTGCTGACTGTGCGCTGGCCATTCGACCCATCCCCGTGGTCGATAGCTTGCAGTATTGGCCCGGTGAACAGGCGGTTTACGAGGTCGAAGGCGTGCGCTACGCGAATTCTTACCGGGATTTGCGGCCTGAGCCTGTCAGTTTGGCCGACAGCCACGCCGTCAACATGCTGTTGATGCACTTGGAAAACCTTTTCCCAGGCGACGGCGATTCGCAGGACATCGTTCTAGATTTTATGGCGCATCTGGTGCGTTTCCCTGAGCGGCGGTTGCAATACGCGTTGTTGATCCGGGGCGCCGAGACAGACGGCAAGACCTTTTTTGCGGAGGTGATGCGCTGTCTCTTGGGCACGGCCAACTGGATGACCATCGGCAACGACCAGATTAAAGAGCAGTACAGCGCTTGGCTTGAGGGTCATTTGTTGGTGTGCGTCGAGGAAATCAAGCAACACGGCCAGGACGCGCAGGACACGCTTAACCGTCTGAAACCCTACATCACGAACACGATGGTTGGGGTTCGGGCGATGCGCCAAGACATGCGCCGGATTCGTAACTGCGTGAACTTCTTTCTGACCACGAACCATGGGGACGCCTTGCCCCTGGAGGACGGCGATTCGCGTTACTGCGTGCTGTCCACGCGCTTTACCGATAAGCACGACGTCGAAGAGTGGGCGGCCGGCTGGGCCAGCCGACACGGCGGGAAGCCGTTCTATAAGGCGCTGTATGACACGCTCAAAGGTACAGGACCGGGCGAACTGCGGGCTTGGCTGGACGCACGACCATTCAGCGCGCTGTACAAGCCAGACTTGCGTGCGCCGGACACGGCCGCGAAGGGGTTCATGGTCGAGGCTGCGCGCACAGACGCGGATTCGTTGCTGCTGGAACTGCTGGCCGACGACTCAGCGCCCAGCATCACGCACGATTTCGTGGTGATCGCGGACTTCAAGGACATGGCCAACCGGCGCGGCGAGCCCTTGCCAACCACGTTCGCCGGCCGCACGGTTGCGCGTTTCATGCTCAGCAAGGGGTATTTAACAGCGCGTAAGTGCCGCGCAGGGGCCAGGACTATCAATGTATGGGTGAGAAATCCGGCGTGGTTGAACAAGGATGACAAGCAACTAACGGGTTTTGCAGTCGATCAAGTGAAGAAAGCAGCGATAGCTTTTAAGAAGTTGAACCCAATTTGATGTAAGAGCGGCAGAGAGTTACGACTAAGCGTAGTAAGTGTTCCAGTTAAACGCTGTTTTGTGCCACTTGTTCCTGTTTACACAAAATGTCGCAATCTCTCGTAACTCTCTGTTTTGCTTATTGTTTCTGGTAATAGTGTTCTTGTTGTTCTTGTTGTTCCACTTTAACTAAGTATCCATTACACACATACACCTACACACACGCTCACACACACGCCTCCGACGATGCCCCCATCTAGTGGAACACGATAAAGTGGCACAAATGGGGCTCAAAGCCGCGTACTAGAGCCTTCGCGCTGGGTGTTCTGGCTGAAATAAAGGGGCACAGAATGGCGACCACATTGATGGACCTTTTAGGCGTAGAGCCGTCTAGAACGGGCCTTTTGGACGAGTGCGACAGGTGGTTGATATGTCACATCCCCGGAAAGCCAGTGGCCAAAGGTAGGCCAAGGGCACGCAGTAGGGGCGGGAAGGTGACGCTGTATACCCCGGATACGACGTTGAAAGGCGAGGCCTGGGTGCGCCAGTGCTGGATGGATCAGGTGGGGCAGGTGCTGCTGTCTGGCCCCCTGGAAGTGCGCCTGCTGATCCACAACCCCATCCCCAAGAGTTGGAACCTCAAGCAGCAAGCACTGGCCCATGCGGACCAGACCCGGCCAGTGACCAAGCCGGACTTGGATAACGTCGGCAAGCTGGCGCTCGATGCGCTGAACGGCATTGGCTGGTTCGATGACAGTCAGGTGGTGCGCCTTGTCACGGATAAGCGGTTCGCCATGCCCAGCCTCGGCACCAGCCTGTGGATAGCGGTTCGCGAGTGGCAGCACAGCGACAGGGATTGGCTCGCCTAGCCAAATCGCGGGCATAAAAAACCCCGCCAAGACTCTGACGGGGTTCTGTCTTACGGCCTGCGTGCCGCGTGCAGCCGCAGACTAGCCTATGTGCGGACGAACTGCTAGCAGGGCCAAGATGATGGCGATCAGCGCCCACGGAATCCACAGAAGCGCCGTTTGTAAGCGTCGGCGGCGTTGCTGCTGCGCGAGTAGGTCGGGGTCGTGGCTCATTCTGTAAGCTCCTGTAAGCGCGTAGGAGACGCGTTCGAAAAAGGCAGTACGTCGATTCATCTTTCCGGCGATCTCGTCCGCAGCGAAGCCACGGACAGGATGGCAGGGGGTTTTAGCGGGCGGTTGCCTTCACGGCTTCCGCGATCAGCTCACGGACTCGCGTTTCGGTCAGGGGGGCGCCTTGTACGTCGCGCAGCTCGGCCAGCACGTCGGCCACGGCGAGCCGGATCATGGCGGCCAGTTGCTCATGGTCAATCGGCAGGGTAGCAGCCGGCCGTGTGCGGGGCGCAGGCGTCTGCATGATCAGGTCGGCCAGCGCCTGGGCATCGTTGTACGCGTTGGCCAGCTCGGCAGTGGTCAGCTTTTCCACGACCAAGGAAGCCACGCCCACAGCGCGGCACCACTTGCGCACGTTGCCGCGGTTGGCGCTGTTCACCTTGATAGGGGCGCGGCCAATCAGCGCTTGCAGGGCGATTATTTGGGGTTCGTTGTTCATGCTTGCTGCTCCGTGAGGGCGGATGGTTTGGGTGATTCAGCGGAACGCCCGCGTTAGCAGGCGCTCGACTCAAGCACTCTTAGTCATTGGTGAAGAAGTGCAGATTGCCTTCGCTGTCGTTGCCAGTGACGAAGGAAAAGCGCAGTTGGCCGTCCCAGTACCATTGCCAGTCGATGTATCGAAATGGCGAGTCACTAGGGAAAGAGTCCTGCGGGATGTAGCCCGCTTGAGCGGCATATTCTTCGGCAAACTCTTTCTCGTTGTCTGCTGTGCCTCGGTGGCGGCCTTCGGCCTGTTCGATCAACTCGGGGAGTTCGGCGTAGTGGATGCCCACGGCGTCGATGTAGGCGAGCAGTACGGCCATGTCGTCCACGTCGTCCAGTTGTTGGCTGATTTCCAGCGCCTTGCTGTAGTGGGTGTTTTCGGTAATCAGGCCATCAGGGAAGCCTTCGAAGTCGGCCAGCATGAATTCCTCAGCGTCGGCGCGGTTGTTGGCTTTCACAGCGGCTTCCAGGGCTTCAAGGTCGGCGTAGTCCTCTAGGTCGTACCAGCGGCCATCTAGCCGGCCTTCGTTGTAGGTGGCCCAGTTCTGAATGCAGATGCGGCGTGTGGTGTCGGTCATGTCGTGTTACTCCGTGAGGGCGGATGGTGGGTGGTTCAGCGGAGCGCCCGTGTTAGCAGGCGCTCGACTCAATCACCTAGCGGTGGATTCGGTCAGGCCCGACCAGTAAGGGTGGAGCAGGCGCAGATGGTTGAATGTGTAGGCAAACCCTTCGCGCTGGCAGTAAAGAACGATGTCCTGGCGTTCTGCTAGCAGGTCTTGGCCGTCGCGCAGGTCGCGCAGTGCTTCGCGGACTTCTTCGTCTTTGATCCAGCGGAAAGCCATGCGGCCGTTATCGCGTAGCAGGCGGCGGGCTTGTTTGTATTCTTGGCGAGTCATGTCTGTTACTCCGTGAGGGCGGATTGTTGCGACAGATTGTCGTGTTAGTTGGTCCGCCTGTCCAGCGGACCACGGGTTTAGCGAATCTTTGAGCCGCCGTAGACGATGGCCACGCCTGCCAGGGTGAACACGGCGGCAAGTGCCTCGTTGTCCAGCGTGTAGGCGATGTGCGAGAGGAACACGGCGCAGCCAGCGGCAGGCAGTGCAGCGACTAGGCCGAACACGGACACACGGCGAACGGCGCTCATGCTGTTAGCTCCCGGTAGTATTCGTGGGCGTCGTGAAAGTCAGCGGTTGACCAAGTGCCCTCATAGTTCCCGGCGTCATAGGCGGCCATGATGTTGTTCTGATTGAACTCGCCAAAGCAGGTGGCGCGGCCATAGATACCGCGATCCAGGTCAGCGAATGCAAAGCGGTGCATTGGTATATGTTCGTCAGGTTCGGTGGATAACACTTTGGCCACTATGCGTTGGCCTTCTCGGGAGTATCCCCGGCCAGTGTTGAATGCGATTGCTTGAATAGTCATGAGGGTGACTCCGTTGTGTGTGTTTGTGAAACTAGACCTAAACATATACGACATTGTGTAGTAATTCCACCTGTCCGCACGGACAATGGATAAATGCGACGAACGGTAGTAAGTTTGGTGATTAGTTGACCAGTGGTCTAACTTGCTCGTACCAGGATGTCGCACTTATTGAGGATTCGAAGCATGGCCAATCAGGCGTTAACTGCAATCAAAGAAGGCGCAGCGCCGACGCCAAGACGCGGCCCGACATCGGACGGAAAAGTCTCCGAAGCCCGTGCCACGTTCATTCGCGTGTTCTCCCGTACCGGTATGGCCACACTCGCAGCCGAGAAGGCAGGGTACGCAAACCCCGAAACGTCGGGCTTCCGTTTACGGAATGATCCGAAGGTCATAAAAGCCGTCTTAGAGGCCCGGCAGGGCTTCATTGAGGGCGAATTAGGGGGGCTCGCGTTCGCCGAACTCAAGGCGCTAATCACGGACCGGGAGCGCACACCGGCCTCGGTACGCTTCGCGGCCTGCAAGTGGGTACTAGAGACGGCTGGGCATGGTCAGGCGGATATGATGTCAGATAATGGCAAAGCGCTAGCAGATATGACCCTGGCAGAGCTGGGCGCCTTCATTAAGCAAGGTGACAAGGTGCTGGCCGGATTGCAGTCAGCAACGGTCCAGGGCACCGCTGAGAGGGTTAACAGCACAACCGAACAGCAACTAGACCTAGTGACACGCCTAGAAGTGGCGGATTTGCTGGGCTAGAGCTGCATACCTATCGTCTGTAGCAGACTATGGGTATGTCCCGACCTGCTAACAGCATGGTCAGGCAATAGCCCCCCTCCTGCATGGGGCGGGGCTTTTCAGGGGGCGCAGCCACCAGCCGAGCAGAGCGAGGCAGGCCGCAGCATGGGCCAAGCCAGCCGACCCCCTGTCCACCCCTCCCCCCTAGTCGCTCGCGTACGTGTGAATTCCTATCGGCCAATCTGACAAAATTTCGCCCCCTAAACATGATTACTACATATCGTCGTATCCCCTGAACAATTGTCCATCTGTCCAATTGTGCTACTGACCAATTGTCCATCTGTCCAAATGTACAAGCGACACACCTAACCGGTGTCACACCGCTTAGGCCTCAATCTGGCGCAACTGCCGGCCACTGATCCAGCGGACCCCGCTCGCCGCTCACAATTTCAGTAAATAGACTGTCCGTGCGGACAACGGACAACTACACTACCCGGCAATCAGCTATCCCCGAGGTCGCCGGACCATGCCTGTTTCCACGCCTTTGCCCGCGCCGTACACGCGCCAGACGTCGTTTACCGACTGGGAAGCCAATCACCCTGGCGAGCCGGCGCCCGGCACACAACTGGACGCCGAGTTCAACGCTGTCCGCACCTCGATCACTGATACGCAGGATCGGTTGGCCCAAATCCAGAACGACGACGGTTCACTGGCCAATGGAGCAGTGGGTAAGGAACAGCTAAGCGCCGACATGCTCGCCGTGCTGACGGGCGGGTTCTACCCCCGCGGTGCGTGGGTGACGCTGACCGGGTACGCGATTGGTGATGCGGTCAACGCGGACGGGATTTTGTGGGCGGCAGTGGTGGCGCATGTGTCTTCGGGCAACTTCGCCGCCGACGTAACGGCCGGTAACTGGATGTTCATCAACCAGCCGATTGCGGCGTCGTCCATTCCTGTGCAGCCGATTTCGTCGGTCCCCGTCACTAACGTGCAAAGCGCCTTGTCCTTGCTGGCCACGCAGATTCAGGCGCTGACCGCACGCGTCGTCGCCCTGGAGAACGCGTAATGAGCCAGATTCCGAAGCCATACGACCGTAAACACCCGTTTGGTTCGGCCTCGTCGAACAATCCGTCGAACCCGATTCAAGGCACGGACTTGGACGCCGAGTTCAACGCCGTCGAAGTGTCGATGGATCAGACGCAGGCGCGACTGGCTGAAATTCAGCGTGACGACGGCAAGTTGCGAAACGCGTCGGTGGGCAAAGACCAGCTTGCGCAAGACGCGCTGGATTACGTCACCGAAGTGGCCGAAGAGGGCGCGGCGAACATCACCGGTCCAGCCATCGTCGTGATGAATCAGATCAAGGCCGACACGCTGGTCTACAAAGACCAAGCGGTTACGGCTCGCGATCAGGCCGAAAACTTCGCGGACCAAAGCGCAATGAGCGCGGCCAGTGCCGCCGCCAGTGCCGCCGCCGCAGATGTCAGTGCGGACCAGTCCGAAGCCGAGGCCGTGCAAAGCGCGGCCAGCGCGGACCTGTCGCACTTCTACTACAGCCAATTGTCCGGCGCGCTCGATGCACTCGCACCGCGCACCGTCGTGTTCGATGGCAACTCGGCGCAGGCCAGCTATGAGCTGCCGAAGTCGATTGCCGACGAAGAATTTCTGGACGTGTTTATCGGCGGTCTGGTGGTCAACCCGTCGAAGTACGCCGTCACCGGCACCACGCTGACCTTCACGCCGCCGCCTGCCACGGGCACGCAAAACGTCCTCGTAAAAATTTCTTCAAGCGTTCAAATCATGCCGATTTTCGTGGACGACTGGGGGTTCGTTTACGAGTCCATTTCGTCCGCCGAAGACTGGGGCGAAGTCACAGCCTAATCAAACGGAGGCTCCGCTATGGCGGGTAAACAGGTCCAACGTCGTCGCGGTTCCACCGCTGAACACGCCGTCTTTACTGGCGCAGTGGGTGAGATTACGGTCGACACCGACAAGAAAACGGCGGTCGTTCATGACGGCGTGACCGTGGGCGGTTATCCGCTGGCGCGCAAAAGCGATGTAGTCGAAGTGGGTGGGGACGCAGACGCAGCCATGGCCGCAGCAGTCGCGGCGCAGACCAGCGCGAACACCGGTATTGCGAACGCCGCGACCGCGCAAACCCAAGCGAACTTGGGCGTCAGCAAAGCGGACACGGCGCAGGCCGAAGTTGACGCCCTGGAAACGGTTGTCGCGACTAACGCCACGCTGGCCGTACCGCGTGATGCAACGACCGGCGCCGCCACGATCCCGACTGGGAACAACGCGCAGCGCCCGGTCGCACCGGTTGAAGGCCAGTTCCGATACAACAGCCAGTTGACCCGGTTCGAAGGCTACCAAAACGGGCAGTGGGCACAGGTCGGCGGCGACTCCTTGCCCGTGTTCTTCACGACATGGTGGCCCAACCGCGCCGCTGTTCCGCCCGGCTTCGTGGTCGCGGATGGCCAGTTGCTCAGCCGCGCCACTTACCCGGATGCAGCCGCCGCAATTGCCGCGGGCAACGTGCCAACCGTGGCTGACGCCACTTGGCTATCAACGGTCTTGCAACGCGGCAAATACACCCTGGGCGACGGTTCGACGAACTTCCGCATGCCGGACTACAACGGTAAGTACACCGGCTCGCTCGGCGCGGTGTTCATGCGCGGTGACGGTGCGCAATCGGCGGGCACCAACGGCCTTCTGCAAGCGTCGGCGAACCTGTCCCACACGCACGGCTACGCGCTGGCATCCCCAGCCGCGTCGGCGGGTGTGGCGGGCGGTGGCCAAGCGTATTTCGACAATAACAACGGCACGGGTACGACCGGGGCGAGCGGCACCACTGAAGCGCGCCCGCTCAACGTCACCGGTTGCTGGGTCGTCAAGTTGTTCGGCGCAGTCATCAATCCTGGGTCCGTAGATGCGGCGCAGTTGGCCAGCGACATGGCCAACATGCAGGCGACGGCGTACCAGCGTTCAAACATCCTCGGCGCGGTTTCGCAGACCGCAGGCGTCCCAACCGGCGCGCTAATGGACACGGGCAGCAACGCGAACGGCCGTTACATCAAGTACGCCGACGGCACGCAAGTCTGCTGGTTCTACACCTCTACGCAATACGCGCTCACAACGTCTTACGGCTCCCAGTACATCAGCGTGAACATCACTTTAGCGTTCCCTGTGGGCTTCGTCGGAACCCCGATGGTTGTTCCGTCCGCCATCACAACCCCGCAAGTCGTATGGGCCGCAATCGAGGGCAGCGCAAGTACGGCGGCGATGGCAATGCGCTTAATTGGCGTCGTAAACGGCGCTACTTCCTACGCGGGATATATCGCCATCGGGAGGTGGTTCTAATGCGCATCAAACTCAGTCCGCAACGGCGCGACGACACCCTGGACGTGGTTAAAACCGGGGACATTCTGACAGTCAACGGCGAGGCCTTCGACCTGACGCCCATGGGCGAGGGCGACACTTTGCCCCGTTCCGCCATCGGCTCCCTGTGGTTCGCTGGAGACGTGGACAAACTCGACGGCGAACTGACCCTGACCCTGCTCCTACCCAACCCGTGGAACTACTCCCCGGAACAAGCGTTTCCGGTCGATCTGGTCGACGTGCCAGATGGCCCCGTGGCGTTCCCGCAGCCACTGACCCCCGAACAAATGGCCGCCCGCGACGGGGAGTTCACCGCATGAATATCGACTGGTCCCAGCTCATTACCAAAGCCATGAAAGACGCCGAGGCCGCCGCGATTTTGCGGGCGCAGCACGTTATCGAAGAGGACGCATGGCGCGTCGCGGAACTGGCCGTTATCGCGGATCAGCTCATTGCCATTGAAGACGCCGACCCGGCCGCGTTGCCTGGCACGGAAACGCAATGGCGTGCGTACCGCACCAAAGTTCGCGCTTGGAAGGAAGGAGGCGTTGGCTTCCCTGACGCCGCGTTGCGGCCAGTTCGTCCCGTTTAAGGACTCGCCCCATGGCTGACCTCGTTCCAGGTTGGTTCGTCGCCTTCCTGCTGTTTTTGGGGGCGTTGATTGCACAGCTTCATCCCGGCTCAGCGATGGGGGCGTCTTTTGGGTGCGTGTTTTTTATCTTCCTGCCAGACCCGACCGCGGGGGGCCGGTTGTTCAAGTTCTTCCGAAAAATGGGCCTTACGGTGGTTTCGTGGGGTTTTGGCTACGCGTCGGCCATCGCAGTGGGCGGCGCCGCCGCCATGCTGGCCGGCGTGTTAGGCGCAGCGCTAGCGGCGGCCATCTTGGGCGCGTTGAACCTGATGGTCCTCAACGATGGCGACCTGCCGAACTGGCTGAACAGCGTAATCAAAGCAGTCTTGAGGTTGAAGACAAGGGGCAGCGATGAGCAGTGACCCACTGGCCTATGGGGATGTGCTTCTGTGCTTCCGCATCGGCATTCACCTAGCCACGGTCGGCGTTCTGCTGGGGTATTCCAGCGCGAACCGCACTAAGTATTTCTCGACGTTTCTGGCGTTTCTTCTGGCCGGTACGTCGTTCGCCATGGCCGCGCAGTTGCTGACCAAGTTTTCAGTTTATGGCCCGAACACCGAAATCTGGAGCGTGTTGTTCTTCGCCGTCGTGCTGGTTTTGATCACACACAGCGGCGGCAACATCGCCCGCGTTCTCTACCAAGATCGACGGTGGTTCCCGCGATGACACTGACCGAAGCCGTATTCAAGCAGATTTTCCCCAAGGCGGACCCAAACCTGTGCGATTCGCTGAACGCGACATTGCTCGACTACAACATCAACACCGCCAACCGCATCGCCGGCTTCCTGGCTCAAGTCGGGCATGAGTCCGCCGACCTGACCCGCCTTGTGGAAAACCTGAACTACAGCGCCGAAGGGCTCGCCTCGACATGGCCCAAACGCTACCGGGCCGCAGACGGCAAGCCCACGCCGTTGGCGGTCAAGCTGGCGCGCAATCCCAAGGCCATCGCGAACAACTGCTACGCCAACCGCATGGGCAATGAAACGAGCGAAGACGGCTGGCTGTACCGCGGCCGCGGCGCCTTCATGACCACGGGGCGAAGTAACTACGCCGACACCGGCCGGGCCATCGGCTTGGACCTGATCAACAACCCCGAACAACTGGCCCATCCGCCCTACGCACTGGAGGCGGCCGCTTGGTATTGGAACCGCTACGCGCTGAACCAGCGGATGGACCGTGGCGACTTCAAGGGCACCACAAAAATTATCAACGGCGGCCAGATTGGCGCTGCTGACCGTCAAGCGCGGTTCGAAAAAATCACCGCGATCCTAAAAGGGGCTGAGCTATGAGCGTCGAACTGATCACGGGTTGGCAGAAAGCGTACAAGCTGAGTTCCGTGCAACTGGGAACGGCCGCTGTCATCGTCTCCGCGGCAGACCAGTGGTTGCCCGCCGTGTCGGCATTTCTGCCGCCCTGGTTGTCGGCGTTGCTGACCGCCGCCGCGATCATCGCCCGGCTGATTCAGCAGCCAAAGCTGGCGGCCGAAGTGAAGGCTGACCAACGCTATGGCGGCTAAACCCACGGCAGTAGACCGCGAGCGTCAAGACGCAATCGAGGCCTACCAGCGGCAAATCCATGCAGCCAAGCGGCTGGTGCAAGTGCGCGAGGCGCAAGAAAACTTGCTGCGCTATACCCAGCTCTCCATGCCTGACCCCGCGGACCCGGATAACCCGGATTCCAGCCGCTACAAGACCCACAAAATCCACGACTATCTGTCTGACAAGCTGATGGCAGTGGAGCGTGGCGAGATTCTGCGCCTGATCATTTCCGTACAGCCGCGGGTGGGTAAGTCAGAACTGACCAGCCGGCGACTGCCGACGTGGTTTGTGGGGCGCGATCCGTACCGCCAAGTGATCGTGGCCGCCTGCACCGACGACCTTGCCCTGGACTTCGGCCGTGAGTGCCGCGAAGTGATGCGCTCGCCGTTCTATCAGCAAGTGTTCCCCGGCGTGACGCTGCGCAAAGGCAACGCCTCAGCGGAACGTTTGCAGACCGTGCGCGGCGGAATCCTGACCTTCGCAGGCGTGGGCTCGACCATCACTGGCCGCGGCGGCGATCTGCTGATCATCGACGACCCCATCAAGTCGGCAGACGAGGCCCGCAGTAAAGCGAAACGCGATTCGACCTGGACATGGTTCACGCAAACGGCCATGTCTCGCGTGATGGGCACCGGGGGCGCTGTGGTGATCTGTGCGACGCGCTGGCACGAAGACGACATCATCGGTCGCCTCACTGACCCGAAAAGCCCGTACTACAACGCACACGAAGCCAGCCGCTGGACTGTGATCAACATTCCGGCGTTTGCTGACGTGGATGATCCACTGGGCCGCGAGCCCGGCGAAATCCTGTGGCCAGAGCGAACCCCGCTCGCGCACTTGGAATCCATGCGCCGCCTCGATCCGGGCGGTTTTGCTGCGCTGTACATGGGACGGCCGGCGCCGCTGGAAGGCAACCACTTCAAGCGCGAACATATCTTGCCGTACCAGCCGGGCGACTTGCCCCGCAACTTGCGCTACTACGCCGCCAGTGACCATGCCGTGTCCCTGGAGCAGAAGCGCGACAAAACGTGCATGGGCGTGATCGGCATCGACGACAAAGAAGACATTTGGATTCTGCCCGATTTGGTCTGGCGGCAAATCGACGGCGAAACGCAAGTCGAAGCCATGCTGGACCTGATGCAGCGCTACCGGCCGCAAACGTGGTGGGCGGAAAAGGGGCATATCAGCCTGTCGATTGGCCCATTTCTCCGTAAGCGGATGAATGAGACGAAAACCTACGTCGCCATCGACGAGCGCGTGCCCACGCGGGACAAGATGACGCGTTCGCAAGCCATCCAAGCCCGCATGAGCATGAAAAAGGTCCACTTCCCCGCGTTCGCGGGCTGGTATTCCGACGCGGTGGACGAGCTGCTGAACTTCCCGAACGGGCGCAATGACGACTTTGTGGACTTCATTTCTTGGGTGGGCATTGGTCTGGATTCGGTCGTGCGGGCCAGCAATGTGGTGCCGCTGGCCAGCGCTGCGCAGACGGGCTCTATCCAATGGATTCTGGAAAGCGCGGACCGGCTACGCAAGCGCGAAAAGACCGACGACCCACAGCGCTACTTACGTTAACGCCTTGTACATTTGGACAGCCGTACATTTGGACAAATGGCCAAATGTACAAAGGAGCGATTATGTTGGACGACGACCAAAGCCCCCTGATGCCGGGCGAAATGAATGGTGAAGGCGGTCCCGAGGGCCAGCCGAAACCCGCGCAGGGCGTGCCGCAAGCGCCAAGCCCGAGCGAGGCAGAAGCGGCCTTGGTCAAGCAGTGGACTGCCCGAATCCGCAAGGCCAAGGCGCAATGGGCGCCCGTGTTCAAGCGGATGAAAGCAGACCAGAAGTTTGCCCATGGCGAGCAATGGCCCCAGCAAACGCCCGAGGATCAGCGCTACGTGGCGAACATCACGCTGCGCGCTGTGAACCAGAAAGTGGCGGTGCTGTACGCGAAAAACCCGACCGCGATTGCCGTGCGGCGCAAGACCCTGGACTTCAAGATTTGGGATGGTTCGCTGGAATCCCTGGAGCCGTTTAAGCAGGCGCTGATGCCGCCACAGCCGGACACCATGGACCCGCAAACTGGGCAATTGATCCCCGGCACGCCGCCGCCTGATCCGCAGATGTTGCAGATGGCGAACATGGTTTTGCAGGACGTTCAGCAAGGCATGACGCGCCGGGTGCAGGCCGACAAGATGGGCAAGACGCTCGAAATTGTCTACGAATACGAGATTGGCGAGCAGGCGGTGCCGTTCAAAACCAGCATGAAACAACTGGTGCGCCGGACCATCACCACAGGCGTGGGTTACACGAAACTGGGCTACCACCGGTTTATGGAGAAACTACCCGGCGACGTGGACAAGATCACTGACGCAACCCAGCCCCTTCGCCGGGCTGAGCGCATCGGCCTGGAGCAAGCACAAGGTAGCATCGAGCAAAGCGACCCTCAATCCGAAGAGTTGCTGCGCATGTCCGCCGCCGCGAACAGCGAGCCCGACATGCTGGTGAAAGAAGGGCTGGACTTCGAATTCCCGCCTTCGACATCGTTGATCGTTGACCCGCGGTGCCGCCAGTTGAAAGGCTTCGTCGGCGCTCGTTGGGTGGCGCAGGAATACATGCTGTCATGCGACGACGTGAAAGAAATCTACGGCGTCGACGTGGCCAGCAACTACAACTCGCACACGTCCGAAGGCGAGTCGGCCAGCACGAATACCCTGCTTTACGGGCCAGAAGACAAGCGCAGCCAGGGCGACTTGTGCGCGATTTACGAGCTGTACGACAAAGCCACCGGCACTTGCATGACGCTCTGTGCAGGGTTTCCGTCGTTCATCGTGCCGCCAGCCGCGCCGCCGCTGCGCCTCGAAAACTTCTGGCCATGGTTCGTGTTGACCTTCAACGACGCCGAAGACGAAGACGCGATTTTCCCGCCATCGGACGTGCATCTGATGCGCGGCATGCAAGTCGACTACAACTTGCGCCGTCAGCGGTTGCGCGAGCATTTGGACGCTGCCCGGCCGAAACATGCCGTGCCGAAAGGTTTGCTCGACGAGCAGGACAAAGCCAATCTTACGGCGTCCGCCGCGCACACCGTCGTCGAGTTATCCGGCATGGTGCCCGGTACGTCGATTGATTCGGTCTTGCAGCGCGTGCCGTACAGTCCGGTCGATCCAGCGTTGTACGAGGTCGATTCGTGTTTCTCCGACTTGCTGAAAGTGGTGGGCACGCAAGAGGCGAACTTGGGCGGCACCAGTGGCTCGACGGCCACGGAATCGAGTATTGCCGAGTCCAGCCGGATGACCGCGCAGGGCTCTAACGTCGATGACTTGGACGACTTCCTGACGGAAATGGCCAAGGCTGCCAGCCACGTTTTGCTGCTGGAAATGTCGCCCGAGGAAGTGACCCGCATTGCAGGTCCAGGTGCAGTTTGGCCCGAACTGAGCAACGAACAAGTTGCCCAGGACTTGACCCTCAATATCAAAGCCGGCTCCAGCGGACGCCCAAACAAGGCCGCGGAAATTCAGAACATGGAGCGTCTCGCGCCATTGCTGATGCAGATTCCGGGGATCAAACCGCAGTGGCTGGCCGAGCAAGTGGTGCAGCGTTTGGACGACCGGATCGACACGACGGACGCCGTTGCGCAGTCGTTGCCATCGATCACAGCGCTTAACCAGCAAGTCCAACCGGGCATGGGCGCACCGGGCACGGACCCAAATCAGCAAGGGGCGCAGGGCGCGAACAACGCACAAAAGCCCCCGGCTGGTAGCAGCATGGGGCCGGGCGCTACGCAGCAAACCAACATGCCGCCGACCACTCCAGGCAATGTCGTTTCGATGGCGCAAGGCAACCCGATGGGCTAAACCGCAGGCAAAGAAAACCCCGTTGCGGTATGGAGTCCCGAACGGGGTTTTCAATGGGAATCTTGCAGTGCCGCACAGGACGGGTGTGCGTTCGTCCGGCGAAGAACGAAAATTTCATCCCGGCCGCAGGGTGCCGAACTTGAGCCGATTTGTCTACCACCAGCCGCTGGAATTTGCCGCAGGGGGCATCCGGTCGCTGATTTCCTGCAACTGCTGAGCCTGATTCGCTTGCTGCAACTGCTGCTGCCGGTAGTAGAACGCGGCGTCTGCATCCGCTTGCTGCTGACCAGCCGCCGCGCTTAGACCATTGGCGAATTGCGCCCATTGGTAATTAGTGACGGGATCGTTTGAACAGGCGGACAGGCAAAGGACGGCAGACAGGCAGATCAGAGCGGTTTTCATGGCGTGAACCTCCGTGTGGTTGCGACAGAGTGTAGCAAATAGCTGGCGTTTGGCTACACTACAAATTGTCGTATTTACCGAAAGTTCCCCCAAACAATCGCAAGATTGTTGGCTAACCTATTGAGCAGATGTGATTTTGCCGCTAATCTCACGGCCTAACAAAGCACAAAGCCCGCATAAGCGGGCTTTGGCCGACCAGCCGCCCCTGCAAGGGCCGCTGGTCACTGGATCACGGGACTATCTCTTTCGCGGGGATGGCGTGAACCGTCTGGACATTCTACTGGGATCAGTCCCCCTAGACAAGCTCTTGATGGCGTTTCGCTAACCGATGATCCACCGCAATACACGGGTGGAAGGTGCAGCGACGACGGCGTGTATTCGGTGATTGGGTGGCTACCGGGGGATCGATTCCCAGCCACATCGCAACGAGTTGCGGTTTAAGGATTTGCAGGGCGTCTAGGTTGGGGTATTCCCTCGGGCGCATCGCCATCCAAACCGTTGGCCAAGGGCGAGAATCGGCGGCGCGGTGTGTCGTAACCTTGGCAGTGGGAGGAACCCCCTCTAATCCCATCCCGATTGGCTCCATACCCCGGCTCCGTCCGGTCTGGCCCTCGGGTTTAACTGCCCTGGAATTTCTAGGTTCTTGGGCGAGTTTTGCCCGAACCACCACCCCCTCACCATCCGGTCTGCGCCGAGCAGGGCAAAACGTCAACAACTGCCGAGCGCAGCGAGAGCATTTTCCCGGCCGTTCCGTAGCGCAGCGTAGGACAAGGCCACACAACGGAGCCGCTAGGCGACTTCCTTTCTTCGCCCCCGCCCTGATCCAAGCGTTTCTACGCGAAATCTGCCGTACCATTAAGGGTTAGGCCCAGCAGATTTTGATAGGGAGTGCGTAGTGAATTTCTCCAAGTACACCAAAGTGCATATTTGCCTCAAATGCCAGACGACCCTGGCCGGGTGCGAGTGCTTCATGCCGGATATCGGCGCGGCCTATCTGGTCCCCATGCGTGACACCCCGCCGAATCTCCCTTGCTACGCTGGCAGTGAAACGACGTCTTGCGACTGTACGTCGTACTGTGGCGACGATCCGGCCGTGCCCGTTTTGTGGAACGCCATCAGAAAAACCCATTCCAAAACATAACTGTCCGCTGGCGTCCGTCGTGGACAGCGCTATACTGCGCCCATAGATTCGTTTTCGATGTTCAATTGTTCAAATGTACATTTGTCCAATTGTCCATTCGTACAGCCTACTAAGGGGCGTAGATATGGCCACTTCGCCAGTGGATGAAGAAGTAATCGCAGACGTAGGGCAAGCGGCGTCGTCAGCCGTGGATTCGGACATTCAACCAACCGAATCTCCTGCACCGGAACCTGAGCTGAGTGAAGCAGAGCACCACGCGAAATTCTTGGAGGCCGCACTCCAGGCTGCTGATCAAACGAAAGACTCCAAGCCGAATGGCGAGGAACAGCCAGAGAAACCCGTAGCAGGCAGCGCACCAACTCCCGCCGATCCGAAAACCCCCGCCAAAGCGGACCAACCGGACACGGACGAGGAAGAGGACGACGGTGAGGATCGAGGGGAACCCTTCGGCAAACACCCGCGCTGGCAAAAAATGGTAGCGGCACGCAACGAATACCGGGAAAAGGCAGAAGCCGTTTCTCAGGAAATCGAAGCGCTGCGCCCCCGCGCTGACGAATACGGCCTGATCGAACAGTACATGAGCAGCAATGGCTTGCAACCCGCCGAGGTTATCGACGGATTCAAGATCATGGCGCTGATGAAAACCGATCCCGCGGCCGCCCGTGAAGCGCTGCAAACTCACTTGCACAGAATCGATTCGTTCCTGGGAAACGTCCTGCCGCCTGACTTGCAACGCCAAGTCGACGAAGGCTTTACCACGGAAGAAATCGCCCGCGAAACGGTACGGACTCGTAACCTTCTGGCTCGCCAGACGGCCGAGAACCAGCAATACCGTCAGCACATCGACCAGCAAGCGACTGAGCAGCAGCAAACGCAGGCCCGGCAAGGCATGGTTTCAGCAGTCAGCCAGTGGGAAGCGCAGGTACGAACCAGCGATCCTGACTACGCCCTGAAAGAGCAGTTCGTGGTGGATAAGCTCAAGCTTTTGCGCACGCAATACCGTGTGGAAACGCCAGAGCAGGCCGTGCAACTCGCACAAATGGCCTATGACCAAGCGACTAAAGCGCTTCGCGCTTTGCACAAAAAGCCTGAAATCCGGCCTTCCGGGGCAGGCAGTTTGGCACTTGGCAATTCGACCACCGCACCCGCTCCGAAGAGTTTCGAGGACGCTTGTTTGTCAGCCGCAGGATTTACACACGCGTAATTCTGCGAGGTCTTCACCATGGCACTCACACAAGCCGTTATCGATAACGTGGCCGCGGCTGCAATCGATTACCACATGGACAAGGGCAAGCTGTTTTATCAGCACATTCAGAGCAAGCCCTTGCTCGACACCATGATGCGCAACAAAAAGACGTTCCCCGGTGGCAAAGGGAACATCACGCTGCGCCCGGTTTTTGAAACCCAGTCCACCGTCCAGGGCTTCAACTCTGACGACACGCTGGTTTTCACCAACCCAACCCCGATCAAGACCCTGACGTTTTCGTGGAAAATGCTCCACCTGGGCATCACCATGACCACCGACGAATTGCTGCGCGACGGCATTTCTGTGGTGGACACCAACGGCGCGCAGACCACTGAACACAGCCAGCGCGAAGTCATT